TCTAAGTGACGTAGGAAGTAATAATAATATTAATAATGATAAGTACTTCAACATTTTATTTATAGACAAGTATTACTTAAAGTCTATCATCGCTCGATCTTTGTAATAGTTATTCAGAATCCAAGAACTACTGTTAATTTTATAATCTCCTCCTACTCCCCATTGGAATGTAACTCTTTTATTTCTACCATAAACATCTAGTTCTGGTGTATTACCAACCAACCTGTCTCCTCCATTAGCGAAAACAACTTCATCCGCTATCAGTAAGCATTTTTCTATGGCTCCACAGGCAGTTTTATCTGAGTCATCCCAATTTATTACCATTGAAACCATATTTAAATGCTTAATAATATTAGCTCGTTCATCCCAATCTTGAAAGGCTTGTTGCTTTTTATCTATGAGCCATTCATCACTGTTTAAACCAATAACTAAAAAGTCAGATAGTTTACTTGCTTCTTTAAAGTATTCAATATGACCGCTGTGTATTGGGTCAAAACCGCCTGTGACAAGCGTAAGTTTTTTAACAAACATAATTAACAATCATTAAAGGATTTTGCAATCTCTCCTCCGACGTCTGCTCCCTTGTTTCCACCAAGCATTGCGACCCAACCAGCGGCTAACCAACCCACTATTGGTACTTGAGATACAACTGGTGCAGCTTTTGTTCCAATAGATGTTCCTATTAATCTACCGGTAGATTCTCCAGCTCCCTCAGTTTTTATACAAGCAATCATTTCATCGGTTATTCCTTCTCCATCTCCAGATGAAATCTTACCAAGGATAGTATTCTCTTCGAATACCTCTACTTCTGCTGTCTTACCTCCAAAGAGTCCTTTGGGAGTAGATGTTCTTGTTCGAGTTACAAGTTTTTTTGGATCATTTGCTTTGTAAGAGAGTGTGTATCCATTCTTAGTTGCTGTTAAACGATAAGAAGTATAAGGACCCACTGGTATATCGAAAGAAGGTATTGTTTTGTGGTTTGATGTACTTACTAGATAAGTAACCAACGAAATATTTGAGGCACCTAGTAAAAGAGCTAGAGATATCGAAAAGATTGACAATCTTTTGTTTTCTCTATTGCTATACATTTTTCTTTGTATCCGTGGTTATTCTTAAAGGAGCTTGTTCTATCCGGATGGTTTGTGTAGGTATAGATGATGGTTTAGCTCCTTCTTTATCTTCCTTTTTCTTTTTACCCACGTCCACTGAAAAAGTTGCAAGGCATCCCGTGAAAACGCTTGCTATGAAAGTGATGTCCTTGGGTCCACCGTCTTTAGCTAGACCTGGAAAAGAGACATAATTTAAAGAAATTATGAATCCGGCCCAGACCATAACGCCCAAGCGTATGAAGGTTCCTAGAATTTCTAGTTGTTCTTCTTTGTCATCCATAGCCTCCTTCAACTTAGTGATAGGACTTTTCTTTGGCTCTGGTTTATCCTTTGTAGCTTCCATTTATAAACATATTGCTACTTTTAGTTTAAGCTATTACTTCTTTGTAGTCGTATAACCTAGACCCTTTTTAACTATGTTTAGAGCTGCATTATCAAGCTCCGTATCAGTGGACTCAACTAATTTTTCCAGTAATTCAATCACTAATTTTTTTACTGGTGCTGAAGTAGCAAACTTTAGTAATATTGGTTTAATTAAAGCAATCATTGTTTTATATGGTTAACACTCTTATTCTAGTTCTTTTTTTTGTAAAAGAAAAATGATTTATGTTCTTCGGATATCACCCAAGGTATATTTTCATGTGTTTCAAACCACCTTTTATAAATTCTAAATAACTGATCTGCTTTTGCTCCTTCAGCTCTGAATACTAAAACATCTCCATCAGGGATCTCTGTTATCCAATCTTTCGCAGCATTTACAGCTATGCGTAAAGCTTTTACATCTCTCTTTTTAGGATAAAAATGATTTAATTTCTTTACTCTTATTCTTTTATTTCTCTCTCTTATCCAGTCATTCAGAGCTCTATTACTTTTAGAAGCTACCATTGCTACTAACCAAAACCATCCTCCCGAAGGAAATTTGAAAGGTCTTCTTATAACTTTGAATCTATCACCATTAGATAATTTAGAAGTTATTACTTTATTTTTTCTACTTATCCTATACGTCATAGACCTTACATTGAGGTAAGTAAGGCATCTGTTCACATGTATCCTTGAATTTATTTGGAAGGTTTAAATTCTTTTTACAAGTATTTTTAGCTTTATCATCTAAAAGCAAGTTATAAAGTTTTCGAGCATTCATATGCTTATTGTGTGGTGGTGTATGCTTCCAAGAATGCAGGGAAAGGTTCCCCTGGTTGTCTTTCTCTATTCCATGCTGTTTTCCATTCAGCAAGAGAGTGGTCATGAGTATCATCTCCAGTGAAGTTGGGAGTTGTGTCACATATTATGGCATCGTCTCCGTCCGCATCAGGATCATCTTCATAAATAAGTCTAGAGAAGTCTTCCGTAAGTATTAAAGGGAAGGGGTCTGAGATCTCTATTATTACACCTACAGCATAGTCTACTGGTTCGTGTCTGACACTAGATATGCAAATTAAATATTCCCCTACAGGTAAAGCAAAATATCTATCATCACCTCTATCCAATCTGCTTGGATCGAAAGTATTATATGTATCTGATTGTGCTCCTTGTACAGTTCCCGAATAAGGATACTGTTTAGAACCATCAGTTGTACTTATTTGTCCTATGCTATCCGCTTGAAATATAGCTCTTCCTTCTATGGGATTTCTATTTAAATCATAAGCAGAAACGTTTACGAATTTAGGCTTTACTGAACCGTTGGCAATTATTATCCATCCTGCTGTTTCTAGTTTAACTTTAAACCAGTGATTGGTAGTGCCTCCTCCATAACCTCCTCTGTTTACTTGGTGAGTAGAGCCTAAGCTTCCTCTCAAGTAACGTATAGAAGTTTGTACAAAAGATCCTATAAGTAACGGATCTTGAACTGTCCTCTGTCTCTGCGGTAGCTGACTTACACGAGCCATATTTTATTCTATAGTCCTACCCTTCATCATAATCTGGAGCAGCCTCCACATGTAAAGGATGTGCAATGGTTGATTTATAAGAAGCTTTGATTACTTCCTGATCTCTATGTAATATCCTAGCTTTAGATATTCTCATTAGTTTCTGAGCATCGAAATCAATATGAAAAGGGGTTACTTTTGAAGGAGGAAAACCTGCATTCCAACTGGAGATCATATGCAAAGGATTACCGCACCATGGATTTCCACATAAACGAGTAACGCTCATAGATCCGATATCACCCCAAGCACATTGGTAAATGGCTTTATGTGCGTTTACATTCTCTGATTTTTGTCTGCTATAAAACGTTCTGTAAGAAGGGAAGCATATTCTATTAGGACTTTTATTTCCTGTTAGTTTCATATTCCAGCACTCATCCGGTTCTTTTATATCTATCTTTTTCCAAAGTTTATAATACTTATTCTTAAAATCATTGCTTAAAAAGTTTAAGTCAAAGCCACATACATTGGATTTAATTTTAATTACACACTCATAACACCAATGAAATTCTAAATCCCTTATTTCGTGACCATGGGGGCATTGATATCCTCGATAATATCCGTGTTTATGTAACTCTGAATCAGTTAATTTATCAATACTTTTTACACATCTAAAGTTCGTAGTTTCAAAAGTTTTTATTACATTAGCCATTACAATTTAAATCCCGAAGCCGTTATTTTTTTATTAGATGGTGTCTTATAAGTCTCGATTAAAGGTGTCCTATTATCTTTAGTTTCTCCTAAGTGTTGTACACTATGTGCATCAGGAGCGATTCCCATCCTTAAATAATAAACAATACGGTGAACCATATACACTTCGTTATCAACGGAGACCATGTAATATCCAGTTGATTTGTTTAACTTACCAACCGGATCACCTGGTTTATTTCTTGCCTTATTTACTCGCCAAACTAACCCGTTCGGGCAGCAATTTGACAGCATAAA